ATACCATCTTGATTTAACTTGATGGCGTAGTTTCTTGTTCTTCATAAGTAATCATAATGCGTTTTTTTACATTACCTCTTGAGTCAACAAGCATGACATGCTGAACTTCTGCATTCAAAAGTTCTGCAATACTATTGACAAGATTATCACAGATACATTTGTTAGATGCTGCTCTCCATTCTTCAATCATTTGAATTCATACTCCATGATAATCAACTTCAAATTTTTTGAAGTCTCTTTTTAACTCAGTCAATGATAGTCCAGATTTATCTGGAAGATACTCAACTGGAACCATCCACACACAATCATCAAGGATACTAATAAATGCCATATAATCAACTATGTCCTTGTATGCCACTCTCTCAGAATGATTAGTGACCAGATGAAATTTTATTTTATCACTTTGTGAGGTTGATTTGACTTGAACTCTTTCAAAATGTTTTCCATCTTTTGAAATCAAAAAATCAGACCCCCATATATCTTCAACTGGTGTAAAAACTTGATAACCTTTTACCATCATCAAGTTTTTAAATTTATCCTCACATATTCTACCAAGACCTTTCCTGAGAGTAGCAATTTTTCTATCTTCTTCATTAAATAAACAATTTTTAAGAACTTGATTTGTTCCCATTATTTCTTGATATTTAATTTTTGCAAGTTTAATTGCTTCATCTTTACATGAAGTTTTTAAAGATTTGAAAGATTTTTCCTTCCATCCAGGTTTTTTAAGAATTTTGAGATACCAACTTGAACCCTCATAATAATTGCAGATTTCTGCATCAGGGTCATCATTGAATGATTCTTGATTCCTATAACACTTGTTCATTTGAACTCACACTCTACCATAATTTCAGTCAGACAAGCAAGCATATTTATTTCTTGGTCTGCGACAAATGAACTTTGATACTGATACTTAGCAATAATGAGCACAGCAGCAGCAACCCCAGCACCTTCCAAGGATGTATAACAAGCATCGTAAATAGACCTAAGAAGTACAGTAGGATCATTATCCAGGTTATCCACCACCCACTTTCTGACCTTAGGAAAGTCTTTAACCTTGAGACACTTGAAGAGATCATCTGTTTTAACATTAGAGAATGATGCAAGAATACCAGAGTCAATCTTTCCACTGGAAGAATACCT